CAGAATTTGTTGTCGCTGACCACCCAAAGTTTGCCGAATTTCTAAAAGTCTATTATCAATTATTAGAATCAGCTGAATTATCTGTTGATACTATTGAAGGCACGGATGGTATTTTACTTCAATCAGAAACCGGCCAATCAAACAATCTAGTTTTAAACTCTAGTCGTAAAGACACAGCTCGAACATTCCTAGATGGTGGTGATAAAGTTCTTTTAGAAGAATCAACTTACGGTAAATTTACTAGAGGTGAAGTTGTTACGGGTCAAACATCAAAGGCAACAGCAAATGTATTAGTTGAAGACATTGCAAATAATAGATTAATAATATCAGCACAAGATAAATTTATAGATGGTGAGGTTATTGTTGGTGCAAGTTCAGGCGCTCAAGCAAATGTTACAAACTATAGACCTAATCCTGTAAATAATATTACTGACTTAATTAACTTTAGGGATCCAGATAGAGTTATAAGCCATTTCTTAACACAAATGAGAGATGAGTTTTTAGCAACATTACCAGAAAATTTAGCTGCAAGTGTTGATAAAAGAAAATTAATTAAAAATATTAAATCACTTTATAGGTCAAAAGGTTCAGTTCGTGGACATGAAATGTTTTTTAGAATATTATTTGGCGAACAATCAGAAACAATTTATCCTAGAGAACAAATGCTTAAGGCCTCCGATGGTCAATTCGATACCTTAAAAGTATTAAGAGTTATTGCTTCAGTAGGTGACGCTACTCTATTGATAGGTAGACAAATTACTGGTCAAACTTCAGGTACAACTGCTATTGTAGAAAATACCTCTACATTTCAGATTGGTGCCTCTACAGTTACACAATTAATTCTAAATGCAGATAGTATTCAAGGAACATTTATTGTAGGTGAAGAAGTACAAGGTACAACATCCGATACAGATGATTACTTTATCAAAGCTAGTATTACAGGTATACCTGGTACAAAAAATATTACAAATGATGGTTCATTAAACTCTACGACAGATACTATAACATTGACTGCTGGTGGGCAAGGTGCATTATTTCAAATAGAAGATATTGGACCAGGAAAAGTTACAGAAATTATAATTGACAATAAAGGTACAGGTTATGAAGTAGGCGACCCATTAAGTTTTGTAAACACAGGAACAAGTGGTAAAAATGCGGCCGGGTTTATTAAAGTCGTAAACGGTGGTATTGCTGACCAAAATGGAAGTGCCACACCAGCTACAGGCGTAGAAGATACTATTGTTTTAGAAGATGAAACAGTAAGTGGCGACCCATATTCAGGTAGGGTTATTATGCAAGAAAAATTTACAGGCTTACAAACGGTTGAAGAGATATTTTTAACAAATGGTGGTGGACAATATACATCATTACCTACAGTCACAGCTACATCATCAACAGGTTCAGGTGCAATTGTTAAAGCTTACGGTGATGAAATAGGAAAAATCGTTAAACTAAAAACCGTTTCACTAGGTAGAAGTTATGAAACAGCTCCTACACCTCCGGTTTTAGGTTTCTTTAACAACATGATTGTAACAAACATTGTTGCTCCGTTTATTAAAGGCGACACAGTTACAGGAGGTACTTCAAGTGCTACTGGAGAAATTGCAGATTTTGATAGTGATAGAGGTTTATTAAGAATTAAATCTGTATCAGGAACATTCGCTTTAAACGAAACTATTACCTCAAGTAGTAGTGGAACATGTGTACTTAAAAAAATAGATATTTCAACAGCCACGGTAAATGTCGTTGCTGTATCAGATACAGACGGTGCGTTTATTAGTGAAAGAGGTAAACTTTCTGAAACAACAATGAGAATTCAAGATAGTTTATATTATCAAGATTACTCATATGTAATTAAAGTTGGACAATCAATCGCAAGATGGCGTGACGCATTTAAAAAAACAATGCACACATCAGGATTTTACTTTACAGGACAAGTAGATATTGAATCAAAAATAATTGTAACAGCAAAAGGTCCTGTTGAAGGTGTTACTTCAGGAACACTAGAAGCACCATTATTATCACTAGTCAATACATTATTCGTAACAGTATTCGGTAGAAGATTAGGAACAGATAGTGATGGTTCATCATTAAGAACAAAAGCACAAGTAGGTGGTAATTCAGATGTAAGTAATGACTTTAGGGACCCATTTGACGCAAACACTAGAGATTTGACGGCAACTAGAGAAAACATAACAATTGATTATTTAAGTAGACCAAGAAATCTATTTACAGATGGTTCAGGTACAGTACATGATATTAGAAGTGGTTATGCATACGGTGGACCTAGATACAGTTCATTGAATAAATATGCTAATACAGCATTTGGTAATAGTAATAGTGGTTCACATGCAAACTCATTTCAAAATTTGAGTGCGTTGAAAATTGAGGGTACTAAAACACCTCTTGATGGACAACAAGTTCCTATATTCTTATTTACCTCTAGTAATCTTGGTGGTAAAATTAGAATGAAATATGCGTTTCCTTGTGAAATAGGAACAAACGCAGACCTATTCAGTAACACACTAACTAAATTTGACTCAGGAACATTAACATTTGATGATACAACACCGTAGAAACCTTATAAATAGTATAAAGAGATAACAGGCAAACATGGCAAAACTTACAGTAAATCGAGGTACTAACGCAAACGACGGAACAGGTGATAATCTCCGTGCAGGTGCTAATAAAATCAATTTAAATTTTGATGAAATTTACACAGCGATTGGTAACGGTACGAACATTGACGGTACAATTAAAATCGCAGACGATTCATCTACAGTTGCGACAATTTCTGCTAATGGCGAAACATTAAAAATTTTAGGTGGTAATGCTATAACTAGTGTGTTATCAGGTAACACATTGACAATAGCTGCTGACGCTGCCTCACTATTGACAGCAACTGGTACTGCCACAATCACAAACAAAACAATTAATTTAAGTAGCAATAATACACTTTCAGCTACATTTGCTGAAATTAACACAGCAATTTCAGACGCAACTTTAGTTGGCACGGCCGCTTCTCAAACATTAACAAATAAAAATTTAACAGGTGCTGGTAATACTTTTCCTACATTATCAATTAAAGATGACGCCTCTACTATAGACGCAGTAAGTTTAGGTCAAACTTTAACTTTTGAAGGTGGTTCAGGTATTACAACTACAGTTACCGACAATAAAGTTTCTTTTGCTACAGACGGTTCAATTGTAACCGAAACATCTACAGACACATTAACTAATAAAACTATAAGTGGTGCAGATAACACAATCACAAATATTCCATCAGCTAATGTTACAGGTGTATTTGATAATACATCTTCAGGTTCAAAAATCAGATTTAACTTTGCAGGTACAGGTGCTTTTCCAAATGAAACAACTTACGAAGGAATGTTTGCTTATGATACAACTGGTAATGAAGCTTATGTTGCTGACACAGGTGGTTGGACAAAACTAATTAACGAAAATGCTTCAGTTGGTGCTTTATCAAATGTTAACATTGTTGGTGTCGCAGACGGACAAGCATTAATATGGAGTTCAGCACAAGGTAGATTTAATCCAGGTAATGTATCAGTATCTACAGCGACATATGAAGATACAGCAGTTAGATTAGCAGTAACATATAATTTAAGTTCATCATATAGATTTGGACATTACGGTGCTACAGATAATCCAACAATCTATGCAAAACAAGGTCAAACCATTGCATTTGATTTAACTGGTTTAAGTGGTTCACATCCTTTTGTAATACAATCAACATCAGGAAACTATGTTTCTGGAAATAGACTTACAACAGGTTTAACACATGTTGCTACAGACGGTACAGTTACAACTGGTGTAAATGCACAAAACAAAACGAGTGGTGTTTTATACTTTGAAGTACCTAGTGACCAATTAACATGTTACTATGTTTGTGCTTCACACAATGCTATGAATGGTACTGTGTATATTAGACAAAAAATACCTTCAGTACAAAAATATACAGGTAACGGTTCAACAACAGCATATACTATCACAGCAGGAAAAGTGGTAGACGATTTACTAGTTTATGTAAATGGTATTTGTTTAGTACCAACAGATGACTATACAATTTCAGGAACAACACTAACATTCGTAACGGCGCCGGCAAATTCGGCAGAAATTACAATAAGGTATCTATAATGGGAGCAAAAACAAGAGCAATATCAAACTTTGTAACAAACGCTACAGGCGCAGGATTTGGTATGGTATTTTTAGCAGAGTATGACGGTTCAGGTGGTTCATCACATAGTATTGGTCCGTCTATAATGACAACAGATTACGAATCTTTTTATTGTGTTTATAGAGCCGCAAATGCTGGTTCTGGTAACTCACATTACAGAGTAAAATTTAAAACATCTGGTGGTTCTACAATAAACACCTATAATATTTACACTTATGACCAATCATCATCTGGTTCTTTTGGTAGAGGTGGTAATGCAGGATATTCAGGTACAGGGGGTAACAACCAAGCATATGCTCCTTTATCTGTAAATAATCATCCAAGTGATATGGTTGTTGGAAATTTATGGGTACATAATAGTGGTATGGCAGGTGGTTCAGCAACACATAGAAATAGAATGAGCTTTAATTTTCAAGGGCAAACACACCAAAATGGTTTTTCTGGTACTTACAATGAAAATTTAAATGGTAGTGGACAAGCTACTGCTGATGGCGTTTGTGCTGAATTAGAATTTTCATATGCAGGTGGTCAGAATATAGATTATAATATTAAAATTTACGGATTGAAAAAATAGGAGTTATAGATGGCATTTAGTGTTGATGATAGTACAAAAATTGCAACTTTAGACGGTGTTGAATACGGTCCAAAAGATGTTATGGGCACTCTTGTTGCTTTAACAGAAGCAGAGGCAACAGTATTAAAAGATGAAAGAGCTACATTACCTAACGATTTAAATTTAGAATTAGATAGATTAAGAGATAAAAGAAACTCTTTACTTACAGAAACAGATTACTTAGCTTTATCAGACCAGACATTATCTAGTGATATGACGACATATAGACAAAATTTAAGAGACCTGACAAACGGTCTTGATACGGTAGAAAAAGTTAACAATGTAACATGGCCTACAAAACCATAATGAAAACTTGTATAAATATAGTTAAGGAAGAAATAAAATAATATGCCAGCAATTATAACAGACAGATTTAGAATTCACAATAGTGAACAGTTTTCAGAGGCTTTTTCTGAAGCCGCAGGTAACACTTTTTACCTAGGTATCGGAAGACCTCAACCTTTTGCTGTATCTACAAGAGCAGACGGAAGAACAAATAATGAAGGAACAGACGCTGCTCCAATCACACCAGCAGATAACACTACTGCTCAAACATTTCCTTTTGATGATTTAATTGCAGCTAAAAAAATTACTTCTACAGATGTGACCTTTGCAATTCCAAGAAGAAACTGGACAACAGGTACTACATACGATATTTACAGACACGACTATGGAGATTATGCGACAGGTAATACAACGGCTATTAATGCGAATAGTGGTGCGTCAACAATACATGACTCAACTTTTTATGTATTAACAAGTGCAAGAAACATTTATAAGTGTTTAGATAATGATAACAATACTGCTTCAATAGTAGAACCATCAGGTGTAGATGTTGATATTATCTCTACTGCTGACGGATATAAGTGGAAATATATGTACACTTTATCTGCTTCTCAACAATCAAATTTCCTATCAACAGATTTTATGGCAGTTGAAACAAATTCAACTGTAGCGGCCGCAGCTGTTAACGGTGCAATTAACATTGTAAAAATTAAGACTGCTGGTTCAGGTGGTGCAGACGGCACACATACAAATATTGACATTAAAGGCGATGGTACAGGTGGTAAAGTTTCAGTAACAGTAACCTCTGGTGCTGTAACAGCAGTAACAGTTACAACTCCAGGAACAGGTTATACTTTTGCTACAGTTTCAAATGCACAAATCGTATCAGCAGGTGCAACAAACCTTGTTGGTGCAGAATTAGATGTAATCATTGAACCAAAAGGTGGTCACGGATTTAATGCAGTAGAAGAATTAGGTGGGTTTTATGTAATGATGAATACATCACTTGAAGGAACAGAAAGTTCGAACACAAGTGACTTTACAGTTTCAAATGACTTTAGAAAAATTAGTTTAATAAGGGATCCGAATTCAGGTGGTTCAGCTGCCACATCAACTACATTGAGAGGTACAAAAGCAATTAACCTTTCAGGTGTTTCAGGAACATTTACAATTGATGAAGAAATTAATCAAGCTTCAACAGGTGCAGTAGGTAAAGTTGTAGAATGGGATTCAGTTAATAGTATTTTGTATTATATACAAACAAGACATGTTGATGAAGGTATCGACCAATATGGAAATTTAACAGCATTTAGTGGCCAAAATGTGGTTACAGGCCAATCATCTAGTGCTAACGGTACACCAACAACATCAACAAGCACTATTAACAGTCAGGCATTCACTAATGGATATTCTAACGCAGAAATTGACGCTGACTCTGGTGATATTCTTTACATTGAAAACAGAGCGCCTATAACAAGAGCTGCTGACCAAACAGAGAATATTAAACTGGTTA